TACAGATTGAAGTTTAAGACTAGTGAATTTAAAGAAAAAATAAGGCTAATTTTAAATGTAAAGAGTACAGGAATAGAGAAAGACCAAGACGGAAAACCGATTAAAAATAAGACTGTTTTTGTCGATACTAGAGCGAAATTAAAATATGCTTATGGGAATGAATATACAACAACCGAAAAAGAAAGTAACGTTCAAAAGATAACTTTTTTTGTAAGAGATAGAAAAGCACTAAAGAATTTAGACTTTTCTTGCAAAATAATCTTTGAAGAAAAAGAATTTAATATTAAGTATGTCAACAGACTCGAAGATAACATTTTGGAAGTTAGAGGAGAGTTTGTAAATGAAACTAAAGATTAACGGACTAGAAAGTTTAATAGATGATTTAACTAAAATAGAAAATACAGGACTTTTACCGAAAGAAAGCATAATGAAAGCAGGTAAAAAGTTAGAAAGTGAAATCAAAAAAGACGTGCCAAAGAGAAGTGGAACAGCGAGAGAAAAGATAGGCACTTATACAAAGGTTGATACTAAAAAATTAAAGGTTGTTAAAGTTGGCTTTGATGACGCTCACGCCGATTGGAACGAATGGAAAGGTATATGGTTCAATAACTATGGCTTTCATTTATGGTATTTTGGAAAACCAACAAATAAGTATATAGACAAGCATAAAGGTTGGTTTGATAGGTCAGTCGCAAAAAACAAGTCTAAAATGGAAGAAGAATTATTAAAAGAGTTGGAGGGCGAAATTGGAAAGTTACTTTAAACAAGTTAAAAATGATTTTGATAAGTTGGAAGAACTAACAGGCTTTCCAACTTTTTATTTGGAAAAAGAAACAGAGTTATCAAAAAGCATTAGATATTTCTATACTGCAGAAGATAGCGAGATTTCTGATGAGTTTGTTGATGTTGTGGAAGTTGACTTTATAATTAATGTTTATTTTCCTAGCAACATTATTGATACAAATAATTTGATTAACGAAAAATTAAGAGAATTAAAATTTAAAAACATTATGTACATTGGTACAGAAAAAGAAGTAAAAGGGTATAACACTTGTTTTACTTTTTCAAAAAAATATATAAGGAGTGAATAAAAATATGGCAATTCAATCAAACAGAAAAAGACCTTTTGGGGTCAAAAACGTTCATATAGCTTTATTAACTAAAGATGACGGAACAGCTTTAACTTATGCAGAGCCTGTATTTGTAAAAGGAGTTGAGAGTTTTCAATATACACCACAATATGCAAGTGGGGAAGCATATTCAGATGATATTCAAGATACTACAATTTCAATGCCGGTATCCTATGACTTAACTTTAACTTTTGCAGAATATCTACCAAAGATACAAAATATGTTACAGGGAAGCTCAATAGAAAATGGAGGGGTAACAGTAAATTCAGAAGATAGTCAAAATTCAGTTGCTGTCTTATTTGAGTTTGCTTATTCAGACGGAAGTAAAGGCTTTGGAGTTTTCTACAACTGTAAATTAGTTGCAGAGGGTGGAACTCATAATACTAAAACAGGAAACATAGAATTTAGTAAATATCAATTAAAAGGTAAGGCTTTACCTGTTACAGACGGAACAATAAGCAGATTTATTACAAGTAATGAAGATAAATTAAAACCTGATGTTGTAACAAAATTCTTTAGAGCAGTTTTAGGAACAAAAGAGAAAATATTAACACCTTAATAAATGGGGGATAACGTCCCCCTATTTGTTTTATAATTTTTTAAATTTTTTTAAATAGGTTAGGAGAAAGAAATGGAAATACAAGATAACAGCTTAAAAGTTTTATGGAAAAATAGAGAATATATTTTAAATTGCACAATGGAAAGTTTTAGAGTTTATCAAAAACATACAGGTAGAGGACTAACAAAAGATGTATCCAACTTTTTACAATATAAAGTTGATAATATGCTTGATTTAATAGCTTGTATGTTAAGAAATAAAAAAGGCAAGATATTAGATGAGTTTGTATATAATTTAAGCGAAAAAGATAAAATGAATATAATAATTAGTTTGTCAGATTTAACTTTAATTTGTTTTAGTAAATGCGTTTTAGAAAATGACAAAGAAGAAGAATTGACAATACCTTTAAAAAAAAAGAAGAAGAAGAACAAGAGATAGATGTTGATTTTCTATTTTACTTTTATACTGTTATTTTGCACAAGCGAGAATATGAATTTTTTAATGCGACTTTAAGAACGGTTTTAAAAATGCTTAATATCCATTCTGATATGAACAAGAGCGAAGAAAGTAAAGAAGAAAAAGACACAACTACAATGATAGGGTTAGGAGATGATTTTGAATAATGGCTAAAAAATTAACAGTCGATATAGAAGCTAGAGATAATGCGAGTGATAAGATTAAAAAACTTAATAAAGAATTAACAGCACTTGACAGAGCATACAAAGTTAGTCAAGATACATTAAAAAAACAGGGCGACAGTTATAAAACTTTACAACAATCATTAGACCATTACTCAAAAGCTATAAAAATATCAGAAGATAAAATCAAGAGCATTAATACAGCTTTAAAGGAAACATTTAAAGAAAGAACAAATGAAAAAAGAGCATTAAAAGAAACGCAAGACAGCTTAAAGAAATTACAAGACGGATACACAAAAAATCAAGAAGTCTTAAAAAGTGTAAGGTCAGAATTTAAAAGTATTTATAGTGAGAAAAAACAACTTATTAAGGCTTATGATGAAGAAAATAAAAAGCTAAAAGTTTTAAATGATAGACAAAAAGAAGTTGCAAAATTAGAGGGTAAAAAAAGTCAAGCATACGAAAAAGCTAGTGCAGAAATGAAAAAGCAAGAAGCAGTAGTAAAAAATCTATCTAAAAGTATGCAAGAAAATGCGAATAGACATAAAGCATTAAAAACAGAATTAAGAGATAGAGCAACTTTAGAAAATAAATTAACAAATAATATTAAAAAACACGAAAACAATATAGCAAAATTAACTAAAAAAACTGATGATTATAAAAGGCAATTTAATTTAGTTAACGAGCAATTAAAAAATCACAAAACAAGTTTAAGTTTTGTAAATGAAGAATATAAAAAAGACGCTATCAAAAAGCAAATAAGTAGTATGAAAGAATATAGAGAACAGTTGCAAAAGACAGCAGAAGCGTACAACAAAGTAGGTAATACTTTATTGAAGATGTCAGCACCTGCTTTATTATTTACAGGCTTTGGTATTAAAGAGGCTATTGCTTTTGAAAGTGCTTTTGCAGGTGTAAGAAAAACTGTTGACGCAACAGACCAACAATTTGAAAAGTTAAAACAGACTATTACATCAATGTCAGAACGTATGCCACAATCAGCCAACGAAATAGCAAAAGTTATGGAAATGGCAGGGCAATTAGGTATTGGTATTAATGACCTAGAAAAGTTTTCAGAAACTATGATTAAGCTAGGCGATAGCACGAACATAGCAAGTGATGAGGCAGCGAAATTATTAGCACAATACACAAACATCACAGGAATGGACAAGTCAAACATAGACAGGTTGGCAAGTACAATCGTTGATTTAGGTAACAATACAGCTACAACAGAAGCAGACATCGTAAGTATGATGCATAGTTTAGCAGGTATGGGTGCTAACTTTAAATTAACAGACCATCAAATAGCAGGTATATCAGCAACTTTAACAAGTGTCGGTATAGCTTCTGAAAAAGGTGGAACAGCTATGGGCAAGTTTATGATGAAAGTTTTAGGAGCAGGTGGTCGTACAGGCGAAGAATTTAGAAAAATGGGTAAAGAAGCAGGACTAACCGATAAAGAAATTCAGAAAATGGCAAGAGAAAGTGGAAATCAACTACATAATTTTGCTAATATAACAGGCTTAACAGCCGATAATTTTAGAGAAGTTGTAAAGAACAATCCTGCAGAAGCTCTAAGACTTGTAGTAGAGGGCTTAGGCAAAATGAAAGATAGTGGTCAAGATATTACTACTGTACTTGATACTTTAGGAATTAAAGAAGTAAGATTAAGAGATACAGTATTAAGACTTGCAGGAGGACACAAAGAATTAACAAAGAACCTGAACTTGTCAAAAAGAGCGTGGGAAGAAAATACAGCATTAGAAACAGAAGCACAAAAGAGATATGCAACAACAGAAAGTAAGCTAAAAATGTTAAAAAATCAATTCTCTAATGTAGCTAGAGAGTTAGCAGTTGAATTTTTACCTATTCTTTTAAAGATTATGGAAAACGGAAAAGCATTTTTAAGTTGGGTTAGAAATCTTGATAGTGGCTTTAAAAAAATAATAGTAGGCTTAGCAGGACTAACAGCAGGACTAGGAACTTTATTTAAGGCAATGGGTATGCTTAATAAATTTAAGTCAGCTATTATTGGTATTAACCTAGCTTTAGGGAAAATGACAACAAAAAATCTTGTAGATACTGTAGAGGGTGGAGCAGGTGCTATGAAAAATTTAGGTAGTACAGTAGGCTTAGCTACTAAAGGAATTAACCTATTCAATCCTGCAGTATTAGGAATGGCAGGAGTGATTGGAGCTTGTACAGTTGCTTTTGCAACGTGGAATAGTGTTTTAGCAGACGGAAATAAAACTATTTTAGACGCACAAGATAAAGTAACTCTATGGGATAAATGGATAAATTTATTAACAGGAACAACAAAGAAATCTACTAAAGAACTTGAAGAACAGGGATATAAATTTTCAGAAACAGGGCATTTATCCACAGAATTTGCAAAGAAAGTAGGAATAGCAAGAGAAAGTACAGGGCGTTTAGCTTTAGAATTAGAGAGATTAGGTAAGTCAGATTTTAAAGTCGGTAAATTTGATAATATTTCAACAGATATATCAAAGGGCATTGATGAAGCTATTAAAACTTTACAAGCAAAAGGTCAAGAAATTGAACAAGCGACTAGACAGGCTTTTAGTAGAGATGGAGTATTAACAGAAGAAGAAGAAAAAATAGTACAATGGTTATTAAAAGATAACCAAACACAAATACAACATTTAGAAGAATTAGAAAAAGAAAAAAATGCTATTCTTAAAAAGGCTTATGATGAAAAAAGAAACTTAACAAAAGAAGAAAACAAAAGACTTAATGAAATCAATAAAGAAGCGTGGCAAATGAACTTAAATGGTTCAGCTAAGACACAAGAAGATTTACTATATATGAAGAAAAAATTCATAAATGAAATGGGAAATCTTGATTTAAAAGGTCAGTCCGATTTGATAAAAGAAAAGAAAGCACAAACAGATAAAGAAATAGCAGATATAAAAGCTCAATGGGATACTAAAATCGAATTAGCGAAAGAAAATGCACAAAAGTTGTCAGGTGCAGAAAGAGAAGAAGCAGAGAAAAATATTAAGCTAATGGAAGAAACGAGAGATAAAGACATTGAAAATGCAAAAAAACATTACAACGATTTATTAAATGCAGTCAAAGAAAAGTACCCACAAATAGCACAAGAAATAGACGAAATTTCAGGCGAGATTTTAACTAATAACGATAAAAAGTTGCAACAAGATTTAGCTAATTGGAATAAACACAATGAAGAACTATATACCTTAAATGAAACAGGGTGGAATGAGGTGCTTGATACTACAACAGGCACAACAAAACAAGTATTCCAAGTTGTTGATGAAAATACAGGTAAGGTTATAGCTTGTTATGATAATGAAACAAGAGAAATACACGCAAGTACAGAAGCTAGTAAAAAGAAATTGCAAGAATTAATGAAAACAACTCAATTTACTCAAACACAAATGGGTGCAGAGTTTTTAAATATGACAAGCACTTTTTCAAGCACTACAAAATTAAATGTAGGACAGATGAGAATTTTGCAAGAACAGTTTGGCTTTACAGCAGATAAGGCAGGTAATTTAAGTGGAACTATATCAGACCTTAACGGAAATCCAGTACAAGTGCAAGTGAATAAAGACGGAACTATTAGGAACTTAGATGAAATTAAAAAGAAAATAAATTCTGTTCCTACTCACAAAAACGTAACTATAAACGTTCAAGCAGTTGGGAATTTAGGTGCTGTTAGTGCATTATATGGACACGCAAGTGGAACTAACTATTTGAGAGGTTATGCAAGTGGAATTAACTATTTGCCAAGTTTTGCTAATGGTGGTATGGTTAGGACTAGAGTAAATGAAATGGGTTGGGAACTATTTGATTTACCTAGAGGAACAGCAGGGCGAATGTTAGGCAACCATAGAGGAGATGACATTATGGACTTGCCAACAGGAACGAGAATTACTAATCATATTGCAAGTACAAGACTAATGATAGACGCAGTTAAGAACGAAGTCAAAAAACAAATGCAACCTATTTATAGAGGAATTAACAATATAGGCAGAAGTAAAGAAGAAAAAATAGTTAAGCAAGAAGTTACTGTTCATTTTGATAATGTAGTTATAAGAGATGACAGAGATATTAAGAAGATAATGCAAGAAATGAGATACGAACTTAATAAAGAGGTGGTATAATGCAAGAAATAAAATTTAATAATTTTACAGATAAACTATATATTATCTATAATGGTATTAAGTTTAAAGGTATATCAACTATAAGTGATACGAGTATTAATTCTAATTTTGAATTAATAAAGCAATATAATAGAGATGGCTTTATTTTAGAAGATTTAAAAATTTTGAATGAGATACCTATTACAATTACTTTTTATACAAAAGATATACAAAAACTAGGTCAATACTTTATACCTACAAAAATAGTAGATATATACTTTAATAACGATACTATCTTTTACAAAGGCTTTGTATCAAATATCACTTATGGAAAATTTAAGAATGATTATAAAAAGGTTGTAGTTACTTTTACTTTACAACCTTTTTGTTGTAAAAATACAGAAACAATAGTAATGAATAGTAACGGAGTTATTGAAAATAAAGGACATTTAAGGGTATATCCTTTTATTAAATTAATACCAACTAATAATAGTTTTTATATAGCTATTAATGGGATAAAAATGGAGTTTAAGACAGATAGTTTAGACCCATTAAATGTAGATTTACAAGAGATTGAAATTACACAAAATGGCGAATTTAAAAACAGTGCTTTTGTTGGAGGTAAAATACCTTATTTAGATATTGGAAACAATCCGATTTTATTAAGTAATTGTAAGGCAGAATTTAAAATTCAATGGAGGTATTTACTCTATGATTTATTTAGAAATTAATAAGGGCGAGTATGTTGCCCTTAAATATGCTAGGAATGATAAGTTAGTTGAAGAAAAGAACGGAAGATATGATTTAGAATTTGAATATCCACTTAATCACAGTTTAGCTTTTGAAACAGGCGAGGAAATAAAATTACACAACTTATTTAAAAAGTTTTCAATTATAAAGTGTGATACACCTAATTATAAGCAACAATTATTTTTTATAACTGATATTCAAAAGTTGGTAAAAGGTGTAAAGATTTATGCTAAACATATAGGCTTTTTAAGTAAAAAATTATATGTTCCAAAGTTTTCTTTTAAAGAGAAAAGTTGCTCAACAGTTTTTCAGAGTATTAGTAGTACAATAGCAGATAATAACAATTTTAGTTTTTATTCTGATATTGCAGATATTCATACTATCAATATGGAAAATAAAATGCTATTTGATGTCTTGTTAAGTAGTGAATTTTCTATATCAACATTATGGCAGGGAACTTATTTATTTGATAATTACAAAATCAAATATCTTGCTAGACGTGGTAAAGATACAGAATATATAGTAGCTAATAGAAAAAATGTAAATGATATAAATATCAAGCAAGACGCAGACAATGTAGTTACTAGGCTTTATATGAAAGCTAATAAGAGAACAGATAACGAAAAGGATAAAGATGTTATTTTTGAAACAGTTGTCGAAAGCCCTTTAATTAATGAATATCCTTATATCCTAGCAGATTTCAGAGAGTATGAGGATAGTTTTAGAACTCTTGACGCTTTAAAAAAATATGGAGAAAATCTTTTTAAGATATACCAAATAGATTTACCAAAGGAAAGTTTTTCATTAGTTGGAACAGATGAGATAAATTCCTACAATTTAGATATTGATGATACTTGTATAATCTACTATGAAGATTATAACATTCATAAAAGAATAGACGTTATAGGTTATGTTTTCAGCCCTATGGAGTTTAGATATTTGCAAGTTGATTTTGGTTATAAGCTAAAAAGTTTATCAGATACACTTTTAAGCAAGACAGAGAAAAAAATTACAATTAATAACGAAAACTTATTAAATAGTTTAGAAAATAAAGTAGATAAAAAGTTGGAGGTTGCAACTGTTTCCCTTAATTCTAAACTTGATAATAAAATAGAAGAAACAAAGACAGATATACAAAATGACGTCGGAAACAAAATTACTCTAGCTGTGCGAAGTGTTGATGAAAGTATAGATAATAAGATAGATACTGTTAGTAGAAATACAACAGAGAAAATAGAGAAATCAAAAGCAGAAATAGAAAAAGAAACAAAGAAAACTATTCAGGAAAATAAAGTAGCTATTGAACAACTTTTACAAAGTGTTAAAACTAGCTTAGAAGAAGAAATCGAAAAAGCAAAGAATAATTTAGATGAAGAAAAGATAAAGGCTTTATCTAATGCAGAAACGGAAAAATATGTAAGAAGTCAAAAAGGACAACAAAGTATAATCGAAAGTATTACAGCTGATGTTGTATGGTTAAAGGCTGTTGTTACAGATACAGAGATATTAAATACAATAGTAGCTAATATTGACTTAGCAAAGATTAAGAAATTAATTGTTGATACAGCTTTTATAGGTCAGATAATTTCAAACGAAACATTTAGACAACAATTTGAAGATATGGGAGCAGAGGTAAGCAATATATTTTCAAAGTTAAAAAACAGTATTACTCTTGCAATGCAAACAAAATTTAGTGATAAATTTGATGAAGTTAAAAGAGAACTTAACACAGCTTTAGAAATTAAGAGTAATGAAATTATATCAACAGCAAGTGAAACTGTAACTAATAAAATTAAAGAAATTCAGGTAGGAGCGAGAAACCTATTAACAGAAAGTCTATTAGGCGATACAACAAAATGGGAAGTCTTTGGAGCAGACCATATAGACACAGAAGAAGTAAATGACAACGAAGAATTAAAAGATAATACAATAGTTAAATTTATAGGTAGAAGTGAGGACAGCCCTAGTGATATTCTAGGTTATTATAATTTAGAAGAAAGCCAAATAAATTTTAACGAAAAGAAAGTTTACACCTTTAGTGCAGATGTAAAAAATTTATCCGATTATGATATTAAATTCTTTTTAAATGAATATACAGCAGAAGATAAATTCACAGTAAAAGCAAAAGAAAAAACAAGAATTGTTTTAAAAGGTAAAGAAATAAAAAGAATTTATGTAGAAGTTGTTACAGCAGGTAAAGACATTTCCTTAATTATGAATAAATTAAAAGTTGAGGAGGGAAATGTAGCAACAACGTGGACACCTGCTTTAGAAGATATTGAAAAAATGGATGAGGAAGCAAGAAAACTTATAGCTTATCTTCAAAGTGATAACTTGAATATCATTGATAGATTAAATGAATTAAAGATAGACCAAACGAAAATCAGGACAGAAATAACAACATCATTCAAGCAGACTAATGATGAGTTTACTTTTAATTTTAATAACTATCAAAGGTTATTAGATAGTAATAACAGAGCGATTTTAGATAGATTTAATGATATATCAAGATATATACGTTTTATAAATGGAAACATTGAACTTGCAGAGGTCAACAGTAGTTTAAAATGTATTATCACAAATAAAAAAATTAGCTTTTTACAAAATAATAATGAAGTTGCTTATATAAGCAATAACGAATTGTGTATCACAAAAGCTAAGATACAAAACAGTTTAACAATAGGCGATTTTGCTTTTGTAGTACAAAGTAATGGAAATTTAGATTTAATAAAGGTGGTGGGATAAGTTGAATAGAGGAACATTGACAGGCAGTTGGAGAGGTTATACAGCTAAACTTGATTGGAATATAACGCAAAGTCAAGAAGAAAATTATAGCGACTTAACTTGCAACCTTTATTTAGTTTGTGGTAGTGGATATAACATTTACACAGGCAGGAGAAACCACTCAATTTTTATTAATAACGTCAGCTATGAAATTGTATCTAGTTTAAATTCAAGAGGTGGAGAAGAATTACATCTAGGCTCAATCACAAAAAGAATATATCATAATGCAGACGGAACTTGTAATATTTCTTTAAGTGCTGTATTAGATGTTGAAGCTAATATCAGAGGAACTTTTTTAAAAAGAATTGATATAGATAAGGTAAATATTGAACTTGATAAGATACCTAGAATGAGTACAATTTCAAATACTATGGAGGGAACAAGAGAACTAGGAACACCACATACTATACACATAAATAAGGCTTTAGAGGGCGACAATATAGTACACGATGTTTGGTATGTAATAAGAGGAGATAAGGGCAGTAGTAATTGGCATTATATTGCACGAAAGACAAAAGACCTTAACTTAACTTTTACACCTAGTACAGAGCATAACGCATTACAACCTAATTCAAGTATTATCTATATGGATATAGGAATAAAGACTTATAGAGGAGAAACGCTTATAGGCGAAACAGCTTATAGTACAGGTTGGTATATGAAAGTACCTCTCCACTTAGTACCTACTATATCAAGTGTTGAATTGATAGAACTAAACGAAAAAGCAAAGTCTTTAGGTATATACGTTCAAAATCAAAGTAAGCTAAAAGTTAAGGTTCAGGCACAGGGAATAGAACAGTCAACAATTGCAAAAATCGAAGTTAATATAGGAAAGAATAAGCACTATGCAGAAGCGAAAAATGGTGCTTTTTTTGTTGAAGAAACAAATATAATGCAAGATAGTGGCAATGTTGACATTGTTGTAAAGGCGATAGATACAAGAGATAGAGTAAAAGAATATACAAAAAGAATAACTGTTCAACCTTATGAATTACCAAAGATAACAAAGTTTGTAGGCGATAGAACACAGACAGACCAACGAAATGTAAAAATGGATATTGATTTTACAATGTCTAGTCTAAACGGAAAGAATAGAACTAATTGGAAAATCGAAAAGAAAAAAGAGAAAACGACTAATTGGATAACAGAATTTTCAGGAACTGATTATAGTTTTAAACAAGCTAATAAATTATCTTTTAATAACGATGAAAATTCACGTTATCAATTCAGATTAACGATTAGCGATACTTTTTCAACGGAGAATACCAACAGTATTACTTTTGATATATCTTCAAAATTTGTATTGTTATCTATCCATGAGTCAGGAACAGGACTTAATTTTGGTAAACCTGCTGTAAGAGAAAATATTATAGAAATTAATATACCTGTTTATATTAAAAAAATAGAGCAAGAAAAATGGACTAAAATGCACCTTTATAATAGCACGAAACCTTATGACGCAAAAAACGAATTGAAATATTTTAAAGACCCATTAGGATTGGTGCATATACAGGGCATCGTTAAGGATACAACTTCTGAGTGGTTAGCTAGAATAGAAAGAGCAGATTGCAGACCTGAAAAAGATTTAATCGTATCAGTGCCATGCACAGGGTTTAAATTTGCCATTTTAAAAATATATGAGGACGGAAACATTTTAATAGAGAATAGAAGTGGAATAAGTACAAATTGGATTTCACTTGATGGAATAACATTTAAAGCAAAGGAGTAAAAGAATGGCAGAAAAAGAAAAAGAAATAGCAGAAGTAGTAATCAAAGTTACACAGAGTAA